TTTATATGCAAATATACATGCTAAAAGAAAACGTGGTGGTAAGATGCGTAAGAAAGGTGCTAAAGGTGCACCAAAGGCATCAGATTTTAAAAGAGCTAAAAAAACAGCGAGGAAAAAATAATGACTAAACTATGTCCTAGAGGGAAGGCCGCAGCGAAAAGAAAATTTAAAGTGTATCCGTCAGCATACGCGAACGCATATGCCAGCAAGATCTGTGCGGGTAAGATCAAAGATCCATCTGGTGTAAAGAGAAAAGATTTTAGAGGCAGCAAAGCTGAGGGTGGATTAATGGAGGCAACTGCTAGACTAAAAAGACAAGGTTTACGTATGGGTGGCACGGTTTGCAAGATAGCCAAAAGAGGACAAAACAGAGACGCTATCGGAAAGAATTCATAGTGCCATGGCAAAGAATGGACTTGATAAATGGTTTGCCCAGAAGTGGGTAGATATAGGAAGTAAAAAGAAAGATGGTTCTTTCTCAAAGTGTGGAAGATCAAAACAGAAG